ACCTGGTGCACGTTCATCTAGCTCACAAGTATAGATAGGCCCTTTATGATCTTCTAGCATTTTAACTATGCTATCTGTCTGATCTCCCGCATTATCGCTATCAAAGAATCTACTTGCAGGATCCATCATAAACACTCTATCGTGAAATATAACAGAACCAACAGAGTTGATAGCCCATACTTCATCGAAGTGGACTCCATGTGATTTTGCTAAACAATATTCAAACCAGCTTTTGCCAAGACCGACAATAGCTATAGTCTTACCTTCTAGGCTTTTTACTCTCTCCATCTTCTCTCTCCTTAAGTGGTGGTATTTCTGATTGAGTCGTAACGATACTCGTCCTTCCTTCCTCTTGCCTCCGCTTTATTTTTTAACCTTGCAGTTTCTTGCTGAAATCTATTTTCATATAAAGATAATAGATCAGCGTCACCTTTCATAAAAGTGTATGCCTCATACAGACAGCCATATAACAATGCGTTTCTAGCATTCTTTGATAACCATGTTCCTGTTGTTTCATTAACTAAACTATTTGGTTTGTATAAATAGTGCAACTCTACTGAATAATTAGCATCTGGAACTGGGGCTACAATTAATGTAGATCCGTTGTCTGCACCAGTAGAAAGTTCTTTATCAAAGTCTGCGTAGTATTGTGGCAATCCTCTTAGTGTTGTATCTGTAGGGTCGGGGGTATGCTCTCTTATAAAACTTGTATGTTTCTTGTCTAGGTAATGATAGTCACCACTCCCGTCTATAACAGCTAATGAAAAACTCAGATGAAAATCTGATGGTGCTGTTAGATAAGTAACTCCAGTTGTTAAGTCACCTGTTACGTTCTTTCTAAATAAATCAAACTGTATTAGTTCAAACAATCTTTCTTCTGTATTCTTGATCATGTCATCAAGAGTAGCAACAAAAGTAGTCTCTTCGTTTTGAACGTAGTTTTGGATTAATGTTTTTAACTCTGCTAATGTCATACTGTTATTGTAACCTCGCCAATAGAACCTGTCATTTCATATCCTAATATTTTAGATCCTACAGGATCATCTGTCATAGAAACATTATCATTACCGCTGTTTGTATAAACAGCTCCTTGTCCTAATTCAAAATCATTATTAGGTCTAGGCTTATACAAAGCCTCTGAGTCTGATATATGTGGTAACGGCTCAAGCTGTGGATGTTTAGATTCAAAACAATCTCTACATGTTTTTAAACCATTCCATTCTTCTCTTAGTTGAGCAAGTTTATATTCAAACCCACATCTGTCGCAAAGAGCTCTTGCAAATTTACCAGAGGCGTAAGCCATTTTAGTATCCGTGTCTTAGAAAGGGTGCAATCCTAAAAGAAGAAGTGTCTTCGTCTTGAGACAAAGCTCTTTCAAATTCATCTTCGTACATTTGCTTTAACATAATAACTCTTTCTGGTGCTTTCTTAATAGCTATGTAATAAGCAAGACCAGCAGCGAAACAAGGAAAAAACCTAAAAGGCATATCCATTGTATTTGTGGCGGTATCAGCATCATCCATCCTCACTAGTTTATTAAATACTAAAATATCTGTAGAGTTTTCTGGAGTTGGCCATATATTTAATACAGGGCTTATTTGTTTATCAAGAAAGAACTGAGATGGTCTGGACTTGGTAGATTTAGCTGGAATGTTTAAGTATTCACTTCTGCTGATCTTCGACATTTGTAAGTCAAGATTAGCTCCATCAGTATTTCTTCTTATAGAACAGTCTAGTATGTCAATAACATTAGAGTTTAAAGTATATTGATTAGTACCTTCGGTAACTGTTTGAGTTGTTTGTTCTATAGTCCATTGATTAAGACCACGATTAGCCCATTCGGCTAACATAATATTAATAGATCTTTTTGCTGTCTTTAGATCATAACCAGTTCTAAGCTCTAGGCCGCATCTCTCAAAGGCTTCCTCTATAAACTCAGTTACATCTGGTTCAAAGTCTGTGCTACTAGATGTTGTCATTTACTTTCCTTTTTTTAATGTAGCTTTTTTCTTGGCTGACTTACTTAAATCTTTTAAATGGAATAACTTAACACTGGTTTTAGTATGTGATTTATTTGTATGTAAAGTACCATTAGCCATTTTGTGAGAACTACCTTTGTGTTCAGTACCATCTCTTTTATAATGTTTAACGCCTTTCATTTATAAATACCTATTTCTTTTTCTTAGACTTAGTTTTTTTCTTTTTAGTTTTCATAGGAGGTCTGCCTACTTTATTTCCGTATGTTCCTTTTCCATCTGGCATATTCTTCTCCTTTGTATTAACTAATTGTAGTTACTTTTCTTCTGTTATTCATTACTTTACCACAGCCTTTAGCTATAAAACCACCATTTTTAAATGTTCTAACATTGGTAGGCTTAGGGCCTTTGTTCCCTGCTGCTCTTTTTCTCTTCACTGCACTCTTCTTTTGCGATGAACTCATACTGGCTGCTTTAGCTTTTGGAACACACTTAGGATACTTACCTTTACCAGCTGTCTTCCTGCCACACTTAGGATGTTTACCATCTTTCTTGCGTGATATATCAACCCACTCTTCCTTCAACCATTGTGCAAGCTGTCCCATTATATTCGCCTATCTTGTCTAGCTTGTCTTCCGCCACCAACAAGTCCGCCGTTCTTCATTTTCTTTGCTTTAGATTTTTTAGCGTAGTTGGGATCTTTACAATATTTAGATGCAGCTAAGTTTGCATACGCAGAAGGGTATACATCAAAAGTTCTTTTAGCCCAGGCTTTACCCGATGGACATATCTTACCTTTACTTTTTGCTTTAGCCATTTAACATTTCCAACGCTTTCGTGCCTGTCTTAGTCTTGAGTTAGGATCTTTAGCTGCTTTAGGAAACTTCTTCATTTGTCCTGCTGATCTTGCACAGTAAGACTTCCTTCTTTTAGCTGCTGCACTTCCTTTCTTGACTGATCCAGTAACTGCTGTTTTTAATTTTGATCCAGGGTTTGCACGCTTATGAGCGGCAACTCCTTTCTTAGTCATACCTGCCCCACTTTTGGTGGGGCGGTAGTTCGCAGATTTACCCTTAGTAGTTCTTCTAATAGGTTTTTGTCTGCTAACCATTTTTAAGCATGAAAGACTGTCATGGTTAAAAATGTTGATACTGTGTATTCAACGTAAATACCATCAGTAAATAATACTCCTTCGTCTGGTATAACCACGTCTCTTGTAGCATCTGCATCACCAACAGAACTCAATCCTAAAATACTTGTTCCGCTAGGAGAAGTTCTTAAGAAATCAACAGTACCTGCTGTAGCTGTACTTGTTAGATAAATTCCTTTAAGTCTACTTCTACCTGCAAATACAACATCTGCTGCTGAAGCATTAACTCCTGCTGAGACATTACCTGCTGGATTACCAACAGCTGTTATTGAAGCAATAGTTAAAAAGAATTTAGTTCCAGTGGCTGTACCTGCATTAGCACCTGTAATGGATTCTGTTTGAGAGTCTCCATTAACATCAGTACCTACTACAGTAAATGATTTAGCTGCATCATTCCCAGCAGAAAGAATTGTTACAATCCTTCCATGACTGAGTGCAACTGCACCACCTGAAGCTAACGCACCACCTATTACAAGTGCTGCGTTATTTCCAACTGATGTTGCTACTGATATTCCATCGGCATCTAAGGCTACTGTGTCGGCAGTAATAGTTACTGCTTGTACATCTGAAATACCCATAATTTACTCCTTAACTAAGGTTTAAGTTAATTAGTGAGTATTCTGTATTTGCTGATACAGCCATTACGTCACCAACTTCCATCAACACATTGTCTGTTGCTGGAGCTACGCCACCTGCTGTACCACCTGAACGAACTGCTGCATTACCTGCAACTACTGTTCCTACAGTTAATAAAGCTGCTGGTCCTTTAATAACAGCCCAACCAAACTTGTTTGCTGCCATATCTCTTACTGTAGCACCCATTAAAGCACCTGTTTCTGTTGCTGGTGCAACTATTAGGTCATTACTTGGGTCAGCTAATAATGTTAGCTGTGAGTTAGTTGTTAAAGCAGTTGCTAAAGCATCGTAACAAGTAATTATTATTGAAGGGTCTGCTGAATGGTCATGTGCTGGATTAGATTTAACTCTAAGCATTTGTCCTTCACCATTTACATCGTTTACCCAAAGGTAACCATTTGCATATTGGTTTAGAGTAATGTCAGTACCGCCTGTTTCTACAGAGATAGCTGTTTGACCTATTGCTACTACTGCTGTTGCAGACATATTTGCATGGTCAGAAACTACTGCTGGTTGTTGTAATAACTTACCTGCTGTTACTGCTGAACCACCAATGCCTACATAACGATAAACATTGTTACCGTAAATTAGTTTTGCACCTAAATCAAATGCTGCTGTTGTATCTTCTGCATAAGGGTTTGCTGTAGCTATTAATGAGCCACCTTTACCAACGATTAAGTCTGCTGGTCCAAATCCTGTAGTTGATGTGTATTTTAAATGAGAACCATCTTTAACTAAAAGTTGGTCATCTACTGTTAGATCATTATCTATATCTACTGATCCATTAATTTGAGCATTACCAGTAGAATCAAAATCAACGACAGTCGTAACTGCACCTGTTGATGAATCTATTGTAATTACTTCAAATCCGTTTTCGGACCTAACTGGTCCATTAAATGTTGTGTTAGCCATGCTTTTCTCCTGAAAGAAATAATTTATCATCTTGGCAAAGTCTGCTAGGGCAGTTGATAAATTGATTAATAAAAATACCTAGATTTATAATATAACATAAAAAAGGGGAGCGTATGCTCCCCTTTAAAGTTCTTACGAACTACCTGGTGATCCGAAGATACCGAGTGGATCAGATACACCGAAAGAATATCTTTCTCTCGCCTTATATCTAACATTACCAGTATCAAAGTCTCCGTCCATAGTAGTAGTCATAGGTGCTCTAACAAAATGCTTCATTCCGTCAGGAACATCAGTAGTAATAAAGAACGCATTAGTATCAGTTAAATAATGATTAACTGAATAGCCTTCTGGAATTACTCCATTAGTTTTGACCGCATTTATGTCATTGTCAGCAGTTCCAACTTTATAATCACTCTGTAACAATCTAGTTGCTACAAACTGTAAGTCTGATGGAATTATAAGCTTTCTAGCTTTTGCTGCAATTTTAAGTCCCCTTTCGTCTGTCCACTTGCCTATTTGAATGATTGCATCTTCTAGAGATGTTTCATTTAAATCTGCAGCAACAGAAGGTCTATTACTATTTGTACCGCCGTTTACAAGGGGGTGAGCTGTATTAAATAATGACACAGCGTCTCCTCCAGTAAAACTACCAAAACCATTATTAAGTGGAAATGCTGATTTTACTTGTTTTGTATAAGACATCGCACGAGCTAAAGCTTTAGTGTATCTAGCAGAAACAGACACATAAAGATTATCTTCCATTGCCTCCTCTGTAATACTGAATCCTAAACCAATAGTTTCATGTGTATATCTTGCGACATAAGATTCTTGAGCAGTATCATATGTGATAGCTGATCCTTCATCTTTTACTGGAGCGGCTCCAAAACCAGATAACTTTAATTCTTCTTCAAAACTTCTTTCAGAATTTTCAGTTACATAGATTTCTTCGTGCTCGTTTTCATAACGATTATATTCTTCACCGAATAGTGCGTTTAGTCCAGGTAAGAGTTGTTTTAACTCATTAGCTCTTGAAATAGCTGCCATAATTTACTCCTTAACCTATACCAGTTGTGTTTAACAACTGATGTCCGACATTAAACATTACTAATACATCAGTATGGCTATCGCCTACAGCACTATCAGGACCATCGATAAAATCGACTATCTTTAAAGGTAGTGTTGCAGTTGCTGCTGCCGTTGATATATCAACCGTATTTTTGCTAGTACCAATAGCTGTACTTCCTGCAGTTTGTGTAACATTACAGTTCTTCCCTAGATCATCTAGAGTAGCAGAACCATCACATTGCATTTGCATTAGTATAAAAGGGTCACTAGCAACATAAGCCACAATATCGTCACTTGCTAAATTAGCATTGTACATTTGATTGGGCGTGAATTGCCCTGTAGAAGGGTCGGTGTAAGCACAACCAAGAAAAACACCAATTGGTGTACAAGCACTAGTACCTTCATCTTTTTGGATGGTGGTATTAGGATTGTCGTCACCCCACTTTACAAAATCGCCATAGAATATGTTTGTATCATACGCATTTTTAATTTTATAGTGTGTAACTTTTCCTTGATAAGGACTTCCAACAACAGTTCCAACAGGCTTTGCTCCGTTAGGAGTTGAACTTGATGACATAATTGTCTCCTTATTAAATAATTATAAATAAGAAACTATGAATCTTTACCAAAGGTCGTTCTTGATTTTCTCTCAAAAACTTGCTTAGTAGCCATTCTAGAATCTTGGTCTTTAAAATATGTGTTATCGACAGAGTCTACTTGAGATTGAGCTAAATCATTAAAATAATTATCTCTAGCTTCCGCTTTCTCTTTAGGCATCTTACATAACAACTGACCACCAATTTCCACATTACCTTTAACTGACCATTCTGAGTTATGGTCCATCATGTGAATTTGTAGTTCTGGATGATCCTCTAATCTACAAGGCTCCCATCCTTCCCTAAATTTCCTAGATACATTAGGATTATCAGCTTGTCCCAAAAGACTCGTTCTGATATACCTAAATACCCAACCTGCTTGTTCAGTAGGTGCTGGTAAATTTGATGGATTTTCCCAGCTTTGTATACGCTGAGAAGCCTCTCGGCTTTCTATTTCCCTAGGGGTACGCTCTGCTACTTTTTCTGTGCTAGCAGTTTTAAGTTCTTTATTATCTATTTCTGACATTTAAGACTCCTTTAATAGTTGGTTTGCATACTGCTCTGGAGTTATATTAAGTCGCCTTGCGAGAGCAACTTGACTCTGAGTCAGATGGATTTTGCGAGGTGGTTTACCGCTATTCCTCGTGGCGGGTGCTACAGGGTTCATTACCTGTCTCTTTGGTGCTTGTTGAATTACTTCTGTTTCATTAGAAGCTACATCTTGAACACCGAAAAAATTGGGAAATTGTTGTTTCATCTTTGCATCAACTTCAGAATAATACTTCTGAGAATCTTTAGCAGGATCAATTCCATTGGCTTGTAGTGATTGGTCTACATACATAGCAAAAGAAGTCATTTCTTTGTGCGATGAATCAGTTCCCATAAACCAAGGATTTTTCCTTGACCAATCATCCATGTCTGGGTCAGCTTGTTTTACAACTTGCTGTTGTTGTTGTACTGGTTCTACATATTGTGATGCAATGTTGTGTTGCATTGTTTGTGCATAATTACCAGCTTGTTGTTCTGCAAGAGTTGCTTGTGCTAATTCAGCTTGTGATGCCGACATAGCATCTGCATCGCCTTCTTCGTAAGCCTTTTTAAAAGTCTGCTGTGCATTGTATTTAGCCCATTGAGCATTATTAAGTGCCTGCTTATTAAGTACATCTCCACCTTGAGTTACAACTGATTGTAGCTTTTGGTTTTCAGACATTAAATTTTGTAATGCCTTTACAGCTTCCTGAGACTCTCTTAGAGCTTGTTCTTTTGCTCTACGCTCCTCATGGTACTCGTATTTAATTTTACTTATTCTATCGCCAGCTCTCTTACTGTAATCTGTAATCTCTTTATCTACAGTTTCATCATCTACAGGAGCTTCGTTTGTTTCAACTTTAGCGTCTCTTCTGTCTTGTTCAGGAATATCATTAACAATTTCTACTTCTACTTCATTACTTGATGAAGTATTTATTTCATTTGCAACACCAAAAAATCTATCTTCTGTAGATTGTGAAGCCGCTCCTGGGTTTGTATCAATAACTTGTTCAATGCTCTCACTCATGCTCTTACTACTCCTGTTGGGTCATCAACGACTGC